TTTGCCCATCGCAGGTTTGCCTCTTGCAGGTCTGCCTCTTGCAGGTTTGCCCCTCGCAGGTTTGCCTCTTGCAGGTCTGCCTCTTGCAGGTCTGCCTCTTGCAGGTCTGCCTCTTGCAGGTTTGCCCCTCGCAGGTCTGCCTCTTGCAGGTTTGCCTCTCGCAGGTCTGCCTCTTGCAGGTCTGCCTCTTGCAGGTTTGCCTCTCGCAGGTTTGCCCATCGCAGGTTTGCCCCTCGCAGGTTTGCCTCTTCTTTGATAGCAGCTTCCACTGCTAATTTCCAAGAAGTTGTTTCAATGGAAAATAAAATGTTGCCAGATGTCTTATGCTTTATTTCGTAAATCATACTGTCTCCTTTCATTTCAATTATTGGTTATCATTGCCATTTTGTTTTCACATACGGATTTTGCCGTCGGAGCTTTTTCTTTGAACAATTTGCAAGACTGAACCCAGAAACAGCACCAACACAAAAAATCAAAACGCCGAAAACAAAAATCTCCAGCATATTCATTTCTCCTTTCTTTAGGCGCAGATCATGACAACGCACTTGGCCTCTTGATAGTAAGTATTTTTCCACCCGAAATTCCTCAGATATGCCTTTGAAACATATTCTCCCGTTGAGTACTTGCGATATCCATACGATACAGAGGAAACGAGTTTTTCTTCCTCTCCAAAGACAATGTCGGTTGCTTTTCCGTAGCCATACTTCCTTGCTACCTGATTTCCTCTTTTGATATACCACGGATATTTTTTCATGAAGTCTTCCATTTTTACTTCTCCTTTCTATTGGTTGTCAGGAATGTTTGGTCTTCCGTTTTTATCATTGAAACAATGCCCCCAAACCTCGTGTTTGAAAACTGTTGCGTGAGGATTTTCAGACATCCACACCTCACAAATTTTTCTATCAGGATAATGATAGGCAAAACCAGTTCTCTCTTCGATGTTCTCCCCGGCTTTCTTTGCTGCTTCAAGAGAACCGTAATGTCTTGTTAGCTTCTCTTGCCACCGCTTATTGATCGTTTCAGGATCGGCGAAGTGAATCGTGAGCGATACCGTCTGGGAAAATTCATATCTTTCTGTTGCGGACAACCATTCTCCCGAATATGCCGAGGAACTTGCCAGTAACAAAAACAAAATTGCTGTAAGTATTTTCTTCATGTCTCTTCCTCCTTTTCTGATAAGTTTTTAGCAGGACTTGGAACCTGCCCGTGCATTACAGGGAGCCTTTCTTCCTCCCTGTCCTCTGCGGATTATGCAGTGCAAAAGATAGGTTCGTTGTTCTCTACAACCGCAACCCTTTCTTTGATTGCAAGAGAACATTTCCGGGCTTCGACAATGGAGTCGCAGGCCATGCCGATTCTGTCTTCATTGATAACGAAAAAACTCGGCGCTGAATTTACTGAAATTCGCCGCTAAGTTTTTTGGACACATCAACTTTGGCGATCCAGGGTTTGGAATATCTTCTTTCGTTGTATGCGGCTGTCTCAATTTCCATTTTCATTTGCATTCTCCTCCCTTTCTGAAGTTGTTTTTCTATCTGTTGCGTTTGCGACTCGCCGCAGCAACCTTGTTCTTTTTTCTCGCTCCGACTTTGCGTTTGCGAGAAAGGGGCGAAGGGATTCTCTCTTTGTTCGTCACAATTCCTCCGGTTGGTTCTCCGCTTGAAGCTCTTACAAATCTCAGATATTTTATCATAATAAATTCTCCGTTCTGTCAGTTTATTCCAAGGGCTAATACATGCCCGGAAACTCAATGGAACCGAAATCAAGCCCTTCAAGTTCCGATTGAAGTGAATCGAGATTGCTTATTGCATCTTCAATCTGCGAAGCCTTATCGCTTGACTGAAGATTTTCCGGTAGATTGCCTTGCCATTCTTCCATTTCATCCCTCAGTTCTTCGACGATACTGGCTGCTTCACTTACAAGAGATTCGGCAACGGCCAATCTATCTGCCCTTGATTTCGGCGGTTCTACTTTAGTCATTATGACCGAAAAGCCTTTTTCTTCGAGCATCTTCTTGATCGTTTCTCCGCGAGCATGATCTTTGGTGATTTCAAATTTATACGTTGCCATATCGCGAATCCTCCTTCTTAATCTATAATTGAAATCAAATCGTAATAAGCCTTCGGACAATCATTCCGTTCCCGAGGGACAAAAAAGAGACTTTCGATTTTAATGATCCTTTTCAATTCCTCGGAATATTCTTTTTCTGTCAGATCAATCTGAAGAAAAGCAATCTGCTGAGATTCAAACAAACTGCTGTGGTAATGCTCGCAAATTTCTGCACTGCATTCTCCCCCGCCCATCAGCATTCCCATTTTATAACCTTCGTCAGCTTCGGATGAAATCTTCCTGAAAAACTTACGCAAAATTCTAACCTTCTGTTCCTTTTCCATTTTTATTCCTCCCTTTGATTAGAGATCGTTATAAGTTTTATCATTCCCAGACCGGAGCCTTTCTCTCCGGTTTCGCCTGAGTTGCACAGGCTCGTCAGTGGGTTTAATGCTGATGTGCTTTCTCGCCATGATGCCGATGAATTTTGTTTTGAGCATCAGGATCTTTTGTACGAGTGACTTTCCCGCCCATAAGCTCTTCCATATTTTTCAAGAGCTTATCTGCACTGGTATGATTTGCCGAACTGATCTCGTCCGTCTTGACTTTCAGGTCTCCGTTTTCCAGGATCTCAAAACTTATAATATCCATCACCGCCTCCTTAGTATTTCCGAAGTTGAAACTTGTTTTCGCCGACCTGCTTCTTGAGCCACTTCTGACGCTTGGCGATTTCGTCAATGACCGCTTCGGAGTAGGATCGCTTGAGACTGTTAGAGAAGCTATAGAGTTGCTTCTCCTCCATGCGAGAACTTGAGATCTTGCCGGTTTCAAAATCGATCTCTGCGGGGTAAGTATTGGTCGTCTTGTTATACAACACGAAAAACTTGCCTTTTTTGTCTCCCCTCAGTTCGAGCCCTATTTTCGCAGCCGCCTTCTCGAGAACATCAATATTCTCGACCTTAAATTCCACCGTGTTTATGATGATTGTGTCGCATGGCATAAGTTTTCCTCCTTTGAGTTTATTTGCCCAGACGCCCGACCTTTCTTCGGGCGTTTCGCCTGAGTTGCACAGGCTCGTCAGTGGGTTAAAAATCAATTGCCCTGGTCAGTTCCACATCGGGCAGAGCCTTGATGGTATCGACTGCTTTCTTCATCTCCTTCTGGAACTTGCTTTTGAAATCTTCGTCGTCCCGAAGGGCATCAGCTTCAACTCCCGTCGTCTGCTTCTTGACCATTTCGATAAGTTTTTTGATGTCTTTCCTCTCAACGAACCCGGAGTAGACCTCTTCGACAGTCTCAAAAAACTTACCCAGGTTGTTCAATGTACGCTGATTTGGACGGCCATCTGCAGAGCATTGAGCATAGAGCCTTTTCGTTTTTTCGAGAAGTTCTGTTGCAATGACATTGATCACTTCCTTCTTCATATTGTCGACATCTTCCTTGAACTTCTTCATCTCCGAAGCATACAACTCCGGGGAGATGAATTCCAGATCCTTGTTGGGCTTTGCAACAGTGAACAACTGATACCTGAAAGGGAACTTGGTAACGAACTGCTCTTTGCTCGGATACTTGCTTTGAGCCGCCTTGTAGTATTCGGGATATTCTTTGGCGAACCTCTCTTTGGCTTCCTCATAGTTGTCGGCGGCCGCTGCTACCAGAGCATCACGTTCTACCTTCTTCTCATTGAGAAAGTCGATTGTGGGTTGGATCTTATCAGACATGATAAAATACACACCGTCGATCGGGAACGGAACGCTCTTCCGTTTCAACGAGCCCCTCGTCTCGTTCTCCTGGGCAACAATCCCTTTCAGCATGTCTTTGAAGTCCTTATCGAACATATCGTGAACCCCTCTCACGATATCTGTCGGCAGCCCAGCCAACTGCTCCTCCGACATCTTTTTCCGACCTGCGAACGTGCCCATCGTAAGACTGATAAGAAGACCTTTCTCGAAAATATTCTCGGCATTGATCGTCTTGGTTTCCATTTATATTCTCCTTCTCCCCGTATAGCCGGATAGGACAGCTAAGTTTGCATTATAAGCTGATCTCTCTGGTTGCTTCCGTCTTTTTCGCTATAAGTTTTCTGCTGGCCGAAACAGTCCGGCCCTCTTTCCACTTTCGCAAATCGTCGATCTCTGCGGACATTGTCCTGCTTATGGGAACGATTAAATCGTCCGCGTCGCTTGCGAGCTTACCCTTATCAAGCTTTTTTCTTGCCAGCTTGCACCAGGACTTAATCTCTGCACCTGTCCACCCTCCCATGTCCTTTGGACGGGCTTCCAGCCCGTATCCTTTCTGGTAATGAGCAAGTATAGCCTCCTGCTCAGGCTTGGAAGGCAAATCGACGAAAAGAGGTGCTGTATCCCACCGCTCTGCCCTCACGTACTCAGGAGCGAGCTGCCTGATATTGTTGCACGTTGCCACAATATAAATCCCTTCGGGCCTTGCATCAGAAAGGAATTTGAGAAGCTGCGACGTACTTCTCTGGGTAGTCCCTCCGTCATTCGATCCGCCTGTTCCTGAACTGCCCGACAGTCCCTTTTCCATCTCGTCTATGAGGACGATAATTGGCGCCTCTTTGTTGGCATTTGCGGCGATAACATCCAGAGCCCGCTTCCAGGCCTTCTCTGCCTGCCCTACAAGCCCATCGCCCATTAGCTGAGCGCACTCCAGCTCTATAACCAGCCTGTTGTAATAGCTCGCAATCGACTGGACGAAATGGGTTTTACCAACACCTGCAGGGCCGAGCAGGATAATACCTTTGGCCTTCGGATCATCAATCCAGTCATCGACGATTTCTTTTGCTATTTCATACCCTTTGAGGTCTTCCATTTTCTTATCGTACTTTCCGATCTTGAGACCTGGGGTAGAATTGATCTCCTCTCCCCTAAGCTCTTCCACCGTCTGCGGATCCAACTCACCTTTTTTGACCAGCGAGTAGGACAGGACCTTGATCACTTCAGAACTGCTCAATCCCCGTGCCCCAGAAATGATCCGCTTTTTCGTTTTCTTGTCGGGCTCCTTGAACTTCTTGTTGCTGCGAACCGACCCGACGATGAAATCGTAAAGGGCTTCAATCTCTTTCTCTGTCGGCAGGCTGAATTCGATCTTTCCGAACTCCCTTCTGAGAATTTCAGGAATCGCTTTGTCGAAATCAACATTGCCTACAACGATCAAAACTTTACGTCCTTCAGGACTGCTGAACCTTTTTGCCCTGTTGAGCAGCCAGGATGTTTTCTCCTTGTTGCTCTCTCCGTACTGATCGACTAAAAACCAGTTAAAGTTTTTTGCAATAACAATGGTGCCTGGAGGAACGGAATCATATCCCCCGTCTAAGTTTTCAAGCATTGTAAAGCATGTATCAGGATCGACGGGCTGACCTCCGACTTCAAAATCCCAATTGGAAATTTGATACTGTATCCCGTTTGGGTTCGCTTTGAAGTATGCATCAAGCCCTTTGTTGATGTCGGATACGGTCTTCTGCACTTCCTGAGATTCGCAGTACAAAAAACAATACCCCGCTCTGATTGAAAATATCAATTCTTCAATACCCTTCATGATCAATTCCTCCTTTAAATTTGATTGAATTATTTCTCGTTTTCGATTTCTCTCTTCAGCCTCTCAACCAGGTAATTATAAAGGACCTTGTTACTGTCGAAGTACTCTGCCTTTCTCCCTTTTTCAAACAGCTTAATTCTACCTTTTATTTGCATGGGGAAAAAGTAGACTTCCGTTTTCGGTTCCTTTAGGACTTTGGCCACCCTCAAAATCATTTGCTGACTTACCCTCATATTATCCTCCTTTAAATAAGATCAAGATCAACAGCTTAAAATTGGCCCGAAAATTCGGATCAATTAGCAAGCCGTGGAGCTTGCTGCGGTACGAGCTCCATCATCCCTACTCTCTCCTGTATGGCTTCGCCCTTGCACTATTTGCAAGTTCTCGCCGGGATTTCTGCTTGACCGATCGGGGAGTCCTCCTACCAGGTTGCCCACGTAGCATTTTCATTTAACTGGATTTGGCATTGTCCGACCCGCCTGTTTTGACCGCCTATATTCGAGAGGTTGGTAGAATCTGCTCGCCTGTGTTCGCTGCATCCAACCTGTTTTAAAAGAGCAACTACTTACAGCTACATAGTACGCTCCTGAACAATATAGTCAAGCTTTTTTAAAGATTTTTTAAAAAAAGATTGTCAATGATATCAAAGAGTTAGCACAAAATATATCTACTTTTGACTAAAATTTATGATTTTCTGTGATTTATTTGTACAGATTTCAACGAAATACCCAATAAAAAAGAGCGTCGGTAAAGGAAGAAACCCGACGCTCTTCGGCCAACCTTTGAACCCTGAAGGGCAGGAAGGCCTACTTCTGGCTATTCAGTTTTTCGTAACAGTCAAGGGCACCAGAAGCTCGTTGGGAGAAATCAATCGACTCTCCCAGGTTCACCTGCAAGGCTTCGATGATTTTGTCCCTGATGAGAATCCTTTGTTCAAGGGTCAGATGAATTTCTGCCCTTGGATCGATAAGCAGGTTTTTGTTTATCGATTCTATTGCCCGGATTTGCGGTCTTACGCAAACCGCTTCAGGCTTATTTACCACTATCGGCTTTGGGGAGCAAGCCGTTGAACTGAGCAAAAAGTAAATTAGAAACGTCAATGACGCTCCCCAAATATTCTTTGTCCTCATTGTCAATGTCCTCCTTTATTTTTTGCTGAACAACAATAGGTGGAGCAGGAACCTGATTTGCGACATTTGCATCAGGTTTTGATTGTTGAACTGGCTTTTTTGTAAGCGGTTGTTTTTCCCTCAGGGCAATAATCTTCTTTTTCAATTCGATTGTCTTCTGAGTGATTTTCTCTCCGCCTGCATATTGCTCCACGAGAGCCGTCACATTCTTTTGGCAATCCGTGTAATTCTCTTTTGTCACCGCAAGCTCTTTTTGGGTTGCTGTTAAATTTGCTTCAGCCTTTTTGAGAGAACCTCGTTCCCATAAACCAAAAGACAAAAGCCCAGCAGCCAAGGCGAAAGCGGCGAGAATGATTTTCAAATTTATCCCAAACATTTTACGCTCCTTTCTTTTCCACTTCCCACCCTTTTCTCATAGCAGAAAACTTTTTGAACAAGGAATCAGCACCGGTATAAATCAAAGCGGCAGTGCCAACATAGTCTATCCATCCAGCAAAGCCCGCTCTGAATTTTACTCCTGGGTCAATGATCTTTGTTATGACACCGTAATCGAATGCCCAGCAACAAACAAGAGCAATGACGAAATTCAAAACAAGAATGCTTTCGCATTGCATTCCCTTCCCTGTTGTGAGCGTATACCAAAGGTCTTTGAAGAATCCGCCAATGCCCATGGCAGAAAGCCCTTTTGTGACCTCTATAATAGATGTCACAAAAACAGTGAAAATACCGAGCTTCAAAAGCTCCATCCACAATGTCGCTTGAATCGTTTGCTGCGCGGTTGTTGCGTCCATAATCTTTCCTCCTATGCTATTAGTGTTCCTCCCGCCTTTTCGTAGGCCATGCGAAGATCGTCGATTTTGTTTTCATGTTGCCCGTACCCTGCCCCCGGAAGACTCGCCCATATACGAGCACACTTCTTTACCGCAATATCAAATCTCCCAGCATCTATATCGTCAAGGGCGCGACACTCCTTTATCTGTTGCAAGGCAATCGCATCTTGCGACTCAGGCGAGAAGTCAGGCAAATTCAACTGCTTTTTGTAGGCATCAAAGTATCTCGCAAGAAGTTGATACCTTCCTGCTGCGGTTGATTTAAGTCCCGCTTTATTCAGAACAACCAACTTACGAGGGTGATCTTTATACCCTTGGAAAAGAGAACCGCCTACAATGACATTGTATCCATTGTCACTTTGGAGAATCGTTGACGTCCCTTCACTATGAGCGATCATGTCTAAAAAAGCTTTTCGATTCTGGTTCATTTTGAACGTCCTCCCTGTTTAATCTTTCTTTGCAAATTTCTTGGCACCTTTCGCAAGGAAGATTTCTGCGGTGGCACCAAGGAAATTGAAAGATATATCTCATTTGATAATCCCCAACCATCTGCCGGCCTGGGCTAAGTATTGCCGAATATTGATTTCATGAGCCAGAATCAAAATGAACAAGACAACAAGGATAATTCGCATAACAAATTCTGGAAGCTTATTTCTTATCCCCGTCATCCAATTTCTGAACCAACTGAAATCTTCAAGCTCTTTAAACCTCTTGTCGTATTCTAAAAACTTGTTTGAACATTCTTCTGTCCAACGGGTAAGAGATTTTTCCATTCGTTTAAGATATTCGTTCGTTGTATCCTGTTTTTCTCCAATCACAGAGAGTTTGGTTTCTTGATCTCTCATGCGATTGAAAAGCTCTGTCATATCTTTGGTTCTTTCGTCGAGAGCAGAAATTTCTTTTTCACAGCCAGCAATCCGTTCCGCAAACCTATCGTGCCCGTCGCATTTCTCTGCCATTGTCTTCCTCTCTTCCTGTTCAATAGTATCCTGCATCGACGTCACCAATCCATTGCTTCAATATAGCCTTACTCGAATCTGTCTGATGATATATTTTGTCATTATGCCCAATGCCAATCCCAGCCCTTCCTGGCATTCCTTTGATTCCTATAGAAAGACAATGATCTTCCCCATCATCAAAAACAAGACCTTGCCCTTTTATCGTTTTCCTCTCCATTTCATTATGATCCGTCGCATCGCAAACAGGGGCAAGAGGACCATTCAGCTTCGACCAAATTCTTATGTCCAGCCAGGAATCGCCATTAAGCAGATTGATAATCTGAGGCAAGAATGAAGATCGAAATGCTGTTTGAGCAAGACTGGCATGACCAAGATTATTATGCCTCATATACCCTCTTGTTGAAATGTGATAATATTTGCTTCTTCCTACCCCTACCACTTCGTTGTCCTCTAATTTCCTTTCCATTACTGCGGCATAATTCGGGGAGTAATACTCGTCATCTTCCAGAAAGAGAACAACATCGCCTTTAACCAAAGGAAAAGCAACTTTCAAATTGCAAATCAAAGTATGCCTTGGGTCGTTCTTTTGCGGCTCTCTGCGGACATAACAGCAACGATCTGGATAATTCATAGGGTTGTTCCCGTCGTCAACAACGATCCACTGATCGATCTTCCGAGTCTGATTCTCGACCCATTTCCAGCATAGCTCGAAAGCCCTTGGCCTGTCTCCGGTTGCTGTGATTGCCGTGATCACTCTGTCATCTCCTTCCAATTCCGATAAATTATATGACAGAATTCAGACATTCTATCTTCGGCCTTTTGCTGATCGTTTGTTTGAAGATCATAAAGATAATTGACTTTGTCTTTCAACTTCCCTCCATGATTGCCACAAATCGCGAGTGTCTTTGCAAAGATCACTTCTGTTGCCTTCACAAGATTCTCTGAATTTCCCGACGTTGAAAAAATAACAATCAAGTCGTTTGGTCGATAAAGGCATTGAAGTTGCAAAAGAAAAATTTCAGAGAAAGAAAAGTCGTTCCCTATGGCTGTTATCAAAGCGGCATTTGAACAAAGGGAAACTGCCGGCAAACCACACCCTTTCAAAAGATCGCAAGCGAAGTGGTCCGCCGTTGCCGCTGACCCCCCGTCTCCAAGGATCCAGATTGTTCTTGCCTGCTTCAGCATGAGAAAAACCTTCTCTTCGATTTCAAGTCGCATAGATTATTTTGCTCCCTTCTTTTTCGAATCCAAATCTTAACTCCAGCAAATTGGACAAGGCATTTCTAACAATCTGTTGTTTGCTGCCCTCGCACAAAACCATAAGAAATCCTCCCCCTCCTGCCCCGCAGAGTTTTGCTCCTAACGCACCAGCATTCAAAGCAAAAGCAAAAATCTCTTCTATCCTGGGAGATGTTGCTGTAGGCGTCATTTCCTTTTTGCAGTTCCAACTTCTCGTAATCAATTCTCCAATTTTCTCATTATTATTTTGGCTGCCGTTGATCCAGTCTAAGAACAAAGGGACAAGCATTTTCTGCTCATTCAAAATTTCGTTCTTGGCCCCAATATTATTTTGATGGGTTTCAAGGATATCATTGCTTGCTCTACCATTCAAATAAAAGAGCATTGTGGCGTCTTTTATCCAAAGAAGCTTTTCGCCATTGCCCGTTCGATACAAGGTTGAAACCTTTACCCTCTCGAAAGAATGAAAAGAAATATAATTGAACCCGCCAAATGCGGCAGCGTACTGATCTTGCTTTCCAATAGGTGCTCTAAGCTTTTCTATCTCAAGAGAACACGCCTTCTTTGCCAATTCATCAGCGGGAATATCATACCCTTTATACAGGTAAAGAGCCTTTAATAGTCCGACAGCCAAGGCGCTGCTTGACCCAAGGCCGGACCCTTGAGAGGGAATGTCAGATACGATTGCAATCTCAATTCCCTTTCCAATACCAACCATCCGAAGAGCTTCTCGAACCAAATTATGTTTCAATTCTTCCAGGCTATCAACGCATTCAACCTGGGAATATCTCACATGAATCTTGTCATCAAATTTATGATTGACCATCACATAAATATATTTATCAATCGCGGTCGAAATGACTGCGCCGCCACTGATTTTGTAATAGTCCTCGAAATCGGTTCCCCCACCAACAAACGAAATTCTTAAAGGCGTTCTTGAAATAATCATTTCTACCTTCTTTCAAAAGAGATATTGATGCCAATTTTCTCAAATTCAATGATTAACTGTGGCAAAACCTTTTCGTTTAAATGGGTTATGTTTTTCCAATACTCTTCTTTATGATAGATATTTTTTTCTATTATCCAACCCAAAAGAGAAATCACAGGAATACCGCTTCTCTTAAGAACCTTATCAAAATGCAAGACAGCCTTTTTCTTCAATAAACACCAATCGTGGGAGGTATATCCTCCCGGAAGGGTGTATCCGTTACTTTCATAATCGACGGGTTTGTTTGTGAACATATTAGGTATCGGTGAATACAAAATAATATTCCATCCGCTTGAGATAAAAGGTTCAATGCCAGACAGATATCTTTTCACGCAATCCTCCACAAGCTTTTCAATTGAAACTCCTGACCTGTGACTCACATTCAAAATCGGACCGCGACAATCTATCTCGCCGGCAGAGATAAGAATGGGATTCTCCTTTGGCAATCTTTGAATCAATTCAAACAGAAAAGATCCGCCCCAATCAGTTGTTCCCTCGAAAATGTTATACGCTCGCAGAAGAGTGATATAATATGTATCAAAATCCTTGAGCGAATCGTTTGGATTCGGCTGGAATTCAACAGGGCCAAACATGGGAAGTTCGGAACCCTGGAAAAGCATTATATGACTATCACCAATCACATTGACCTTCATACGAACATTCCTTTATCGAATCAAAATATCATATCTCATTGAACGGACCTTATTAACAAGATCATGAATTCTTTTTTCATAGGTGAAATTCGTTAAGGCGCTTTCCTTTGCTCTTTTTGCTATCTCTTCTCTTTCTTTTTCGTGAGACAGATAGAACTTGATTTTGCTGACCAAATCTTCGACATCGGAATAATGGATGACCTCATCATTAAGACTATGATGTTTTCTTTCATCGTCGAGGAGGATTAAGCTCCCCGAAGCGATCTCAAAATATCCTCGAACAACACTTTGTGGAGCAAGGGCAGTGATATTTCCTCCCAGATCTGTTTTCCTCCTATTGAAGAGAACAACAATCTTCGATTCCTCCATTATTCTTAATGCCTCTTGCTCTGGGACCTCTCCAAAGCAATAAACGCCTGAGAAGCCTTTGTTTTCCCACCCTCCACCTACGATTTTCAATTGTCCTTTTTTCAGTTTTGGAATAAGCTGCCGAACTAATTCCACTCGGCTATCATAGGCGTGACCAAAGAAGATAACCTCGTGTTTCTTTTCTGCGGAATCACGGAATTCCAAGCCAATACTGTCAAGAGAAATAGAAGGGCAAAATCCGCACCGTCCTCTTCCAACAACCTTTTCGTAATCGGCCTTTATAGATATGTCATTTGTGAAAACGTAATCGGCGAATTTCGCCCTTTCTAAATTGTCTTTAAGTGTATGTGGATCCTCGCATTGATAAGTAACCAAACTCCTGCCTTTGCTCTTTGCGATTTCCATTTTTTCTAAACTGAAATGAAACGACATGAACACAATGATGATATCGTAATCGTTTGCAAGGTGATTTATTTTGCTCATTGGACAAGGAGAGAAATCCGCCCAAGAAATTTTGTTCATTGCATTGCAAATGCCTCTCAGAACATTATTCTGAGACAATGTGATTCTATCCGTATCAGGATGGAGTAAAACGAGACAGACTTTTTTGCCAATCCTCGGGATTTTCTCCTTCATGATAAAATCATGTGTTGGGTAAAATCCGAGTTCAGTTGAATGATAGACGCGATTATCAGCATGCCAACGATACTCAGCCAGAGGCTTTGGCACCACGCCAAATCCCTTGGCGTTATGAACGATCCTCATAACGAAATCCCAATCATCTTCAGTCCGAAGCCGCTCATCAAACCAACCAATTTTATTTACGACAGATTTTCTGAACATCATTGTCCCTGAGTCAACCTTGTTTCCTTCAAGGATATTTGCCTTTGTCATATGCCTTGGTCCATCCCAGATCGCATCGCCACTCTCAATCAAAGGATCTCCAGATCGAAACGGAGCATTGAAACAAGCAACAGCATCAACTTCTTGATGCTCGTCAAGATACTTTGACATCTCTTGACAGAATGAAGGCTTCTTCCTGTTATCGTCGTCAAGCAACGCGATATATTCTCCTGCGGCATTGTCTAAAGCCCTATTCCAAAGGAGACTGATATTATCAACATCAAAATTTGTTTTGAACGCTCTTATCCTTTTGTCTTTTACTGCCTGCTCAAGAATGCCTTGAACTTCAGGTTCGGTAGAATAATCATCTACAATAATCAATTCCCAATTTTTTATCGTCTGCGCCAAAACAGAATTGATCGCTTGAGGAAGAAACTGGGGCCGATTATGACTGAGCATAATTATCGAAACCTTTGGTTTTCCGTCAAGATCTATAGACGAATTGATATCCAAAGGTATCGCTTTTGCCTTACTCTTTGAAGATGTATTTTTCCGAGGATCGTATCTTATTAAAGCACCAGTATAATTCGAACTCAGTTCATTCTGCTTCTGTCTGATATAATCATAATCAACACCGACGATTTTTCTTTCGTAAGGGTGCCTCGCCATTGAATAGTGATCGCTCTCTTTTGTCCCGTCCCCAACGAAATAATTGTTCTCAATGCAGAAGTCATAAAGCAACGACCCTGGATATGCCGTGTAGGTGCTTGCGGAATGTTGCTCCGGCCTTATCCGTTTAACAATCGTGCAAAGCTCTTCGATATCTTGTTTCGTTTCTGTAGGAGCACCCATGATATAGTTGCCAAAGATATTGATTTGATTCTCATGCAAAATATCGCAAGCCCTTACGATTTCTTCCGTTGTCTCTTTCTTGTTATAGAAATCAAGCATCCTCTGGGAGCCTTCAATGCCAATGCTGCACCAGGTCATTCCGAGTCTTGATAAATGGGAAATGAGGTCTTCATTCTTGCAAATGAAGTCTGCCCGCATTTGACACCACCATGGGATCCTCGGCAGTCTCTCGTCCCAGGAGGAAATGAATCTTTCCGCCCATGTTCTTTTTGGAGGAAACGAATCGTCGTGAATCATTAAACTGCCAAGACCGTCCTTTTCCCCCCGGAGAATCTCTGCTATTTCATCAACGCACGATTCAGGATTTCGCAGTCGTTGTCCTTTCCAAAGCAGATTCTTTGACTCCAAACAAAATGAGCAAGAGAAGGAACAGCCCCTTGAAAAATTGATTGTGTAGAAAGAAGGCGGCAGCAAAGGCATCATTGGATTATTTTTCTCGCAACCTTGATTGAATAAAGCCCTGTCAACAACAGGAAGGGAATCAAGATTCTTTACCACAGAAGAAACGATATGCTTGGGCAATATTTCCCGAAGCTCAACTTTCTTTACCAAATCAAGAATGACTTCGTCCCCCTCTCCCCAAACAATCGTATCGACAACAGAAAATTCTTTGATCCCGTTGAAAGTAAGATGAACTCCTCCTGCAATGATAGGCTTGTCAGGGAACAACTTCTTTATGATCCGGATCGCCTTGTCCGCGTAACTTTCGTCAACAGATAAAAAGCCAATCATCACCACATCGAATTTCTGAACTTTTATTACCTGTTCAAAATGCTCCCAGCTATTGCAGGAGCGCATATCGACCAGGAAGCAAGGATATCCATTTTTCTTTAAAACGGCAGAAAGACAAGCGAGTCCATGATTGATCGCAGAGCCGCCGAAGCCCTTGCCGTGAGTGCCGAAACCCTCAAATACCCCCGGCCAGATGAACATTGACGTTGGAGCAGGCATTTCTCTATCCTCCCAAAACTTCCCGTGCGCGATTATACTCCTCAATGCTGCCACCAATATCAATGATCCGACCAACATCGAAACAACGTATCCGACCAACATATTCGGGGATAATTTCGCTTGTCAATTCCCTTTCGGACATTTCTTTGTCAATGACGATAGAACCCATTTTCATAATTCCGGCGTAAGAGAATCCTTCTTTTCCCTCTTGGGGTTTTTCAACAAAAGAGTCTATCACATCATTTTCCCTTACCGAGATCAAGCTTTTCCCGAATGCGTTCTCCTGTCGTGATACGCCAAGGCAGAAAGGGAATTCAGAAGATATCGACGTTTTATGAATGAACTCGACAATCCTATCTTTCTCGATGTAGGTATCGGTATTGACAACGAGAAATTGAAATCCCAACCAGTGTTTCAAGTTGCAAAGAACCTCACCGACAGGTTCCAAACGATTCTCAAAATAAAATTCAATCCTCCCTCGGACCTCTTTTCCCATCGAATCAACGTACGCAACGATCTCGTCCTGCTTCCAAAAGATGTTGATGTATATCTTTTCGATTCCAGCATTCACAAGGGTCTCAATCCAATAATGCAAGAGATTCCCTTTCGGCGGCATTGGAAGAAGGCACTTCGGCAATTTATCCGTTAAAGGCTTCAATCGTTCGCCGCAGCCGGCAGAGAGGAGCAAAGCATTCATTTTCACAGGCCCTCATAATTATAATCGGGATATCTCTTCTTTAATAGCTCTCCTAAGAGCGAAACGATTGCCACTCCGGTATTGCCTTTGTGCCTATGTCCGCTCGCCGAATCTTTCAGATATTGTTCGATAAAGGAATCTCTTTTTTCAAGCAGTTCCTTGCACAATGCTTTCGTTTCTGGATCACTTGGAAAAATGAACTTCGCGTCCTTGTATTCAACGCCTTCTTTCTTTCTCGTCTCGTAATGGAAGTCGCCTCCTTGCTCAAAGATAGGCGCTCCACGATATGGATACATCACGGGCTCCACAGACACTTGAACTCCTTCCTGCATCGTCCAGCGACTGATCGTCTCGTAATTGATTTTCAGATCATCTATCATTGCTTCAGGCGGCATGAGGATTATCAAAATGTAAATCTGAATGCCGTATTTCTTGCCCCACTGAATTATCTGTTCCATCTTTTCTTGTTGCTGATGCTTGCAAAGAGAATCCCTGACCTTGCTCGAACAATTCTCAAAGCCGATTGTAATATGCTGACAGTTGATGCTCTTCAACATCGGGAAATCTTCTTCTCTCAAGCTGAAAGTAGATGTCTGGATAAGCACCCGATAATCATAACCACTCAGCTTGTAAAGCTCTATGAAGTCGATAAACGGTTGCCGCGTCGGATAATATACATCGTCGGTGCAGAAGTAGATTGTCCTGACCTCGGGAAGCTGAAAATGAACCTTGTCGATCATCTTCATTATCTGACATCCGCTCAGTACGGCAGGCTTTACTTTCTTTCCGCAAGCGATATTCCTTACTGTTGACAAAGAGCAGAACGAGCAACTCCGTTGACAATGCGAGATCGTCATCAACCTGATATAGTTGATAACCTCATAGTTTGGTTCTTTATACAGAGAAGCGATCTGCTTCCAGTATTCAGGATATCTGTATCTGGAGAAATCAACCTTCTCCCAGCTTTTCCAGAGGGCGTCATTGGTTATCGGCTTTGCATACTTCCTGAAGATAATCCCATCAATATCTTCAAGCTTTTTCTCGCCGAGCTTCCAACGGATTATGTCTGCAAAGGTTTCCTCCCCTTCCGCTGTGACAGCAATATCTGTTGGCGACTTGTCAAAGATGTCTTGATAATTTGCTCCGGCTTCATTCCCTCCGACAACTATGAGGGTCTCAGGATGGAGTGCCTTCCATTGTTTGAGAAAGACCAAGGTGTCAAATAAAGTATAGTGCAGGAGGCTCACGCCAAGGACATCAATTTTTTCTTCTTTCCACTTTTCTATTGGATCGAAATTGTCAATTTGGGAATCGTAGACAACAACCTCTACGCCAGGAATGTAATTTCTGATAAACTCAGAAATTCTTATAACCCCGAGGCAAGGTGCCCCCCAGTTCTGGATCTCCGCGTCTTCTTGGATGGGTCCGCTAAGTAAGATTTTCATTTCTTTGCCTTTATTTCTGTTAAAATAACTTCTTCGCTTGGGGCCAAGAATTTATGTTCTTTTGTTGTTATAGCAACAGCAACAGGCTCAGGAGCTATTCTTAATGGAGGAGCAATCCTTCTTTTCGGCGGCTGACCGACATGATTTGATTGTCGTTTGTTCCTTCTGCGTAAATGATTCGTGAACATTTTATTCTCCGTAACAGATGAATATATATCGCCGTTTTGATTCCGGCGATTGAATTTGTTCGACTCTGCTCCAAAATCCAGACAGCTTTTCTTTCCAGAATGCGGCATCTCCTTTTGTGGTTGTCATTTGCATGCCAAGCCTTGTATCTTCCATATCGTAACATTCAAAGAAGAGATTATCGCAAGTACGACGAATTTCCGAAAGCGCCCTGTTTACTTTCTCTGCTGGCAAAGTCATCATGACGTTTATACACAAGCCCCAGGGCGCTTTGGCAAACGTCATTGGAAGATCCCAAAGAGAAGCTTGGGTAAACGTAAGCTTCTCCCCTAAAAGGGCAACAGCGGGTGGCTCAAGGGCGTTTTCGGCAATGTCTACCATATGGATTGTATAAGCTCCCGATCTAAGAAGCTCGACTTCCATCCTGCCTGTCCCACTGCCATAATCGTTGACGACACCTTCTTTCACATACCGCCTGACTATAGGGATCAATCTTTGTGCTGTTGAGCCAAGACGATAATCGCCTTTATCCCAGACCTTGGAAAATCGTTGTTCCCATTCCTTGCTTCTTGGATCATTTTCAAACATTTAACCACTCCTTTGTTGGTTCCCCAAGAAATTCTTTTGTCCACCCAGAAACAGAACGAACACAATCAATAACTGTTTCCCTTTTTGATTGCCAACCCTTATGAAAGGTGCTATAAACTTCATTAGGCTGTCTTTTGCTCTTACCTTCTAATGGACAACCACAAAGAATTATTTTTTTGTATCCAAGCTTTATCGCGGCAAGAGTACCAAGCAAAGCCGAGCTTCCTGTAGGAGGTTCATATTCTATTACAATATCTACTCCACTAATGGGTTTATTATTGATATTTTTGCTTCCATTTTCTACATGGCAAATAATTCTGTAGTCATCAAAATCTTTCATCTTTTCTTTAATCTCCGGAATGTCTTCTGGGTGATATGTTGCAATATATTTTACCGAAGAAATGCCCCTTTTTACGGCATCAACACCAATCGCCATATAATCGGCAGAATCAAAGAGAAACTTTCCAAACTTCTTTTCAAGATAAATAAGATCATTTTCTAAACAAGGAGCTGCACCAAGAACTATGAGATTATACGATTTCATTTTAGCTTCCTTTTCAATACCTAATAATAACATTCACACCAAGATAAGGATTCATTATTGATTGTGTAGCCGAACCGCCCGAACCAGTCGCACCATGATTATGTGCCTGAGAAGCATTTTGAGCACTATTTAAATCTGTTGTCGCAGTACCATCATTTGGCGGTAGATTATGAATAGTGAAGTTGGCTCCTGATGCACTACCAAGAGTACCTCTTCCTTGTACTGAATGAGTATGCGCTGGCAATCCACTCTGGGCCGCTGAAAGTGTTACATCCCCGGTTGTATGAGTGTGTGAGATGTTTTTTGTTTCCGTGCCAGCCGCCTGTCCCAAACTCGTGGCGGCTGCAACACGACCTGCCGCAGAGCCTCCCATGTTATCAAGCCCAATAAGGGAACGACCTCTTAGATCAGGCACATTGAATGTCGTACTTCCATCACCAACACCATAAGTTGTCCCTATCACAGAAAAAAGATTTGCATATGTTGTCCTTGAAACAGCTTGGCCGTAACAAAGCAACCATCCCGTAGGTGCGGTTGATCCGGCAAAAGGCTGCAATGCGCCAGTAGGAGGAAAATACTGTGTCTCTGCTTGAGAGACAAGATTCGCAAGAACAGCAACAAGAGCATTGTAGTCAGTGTCAGAAACAGTGTATCCCTTATCAGACATTGCCTGTCCAAGAGCCGCCGTCATTGTCGTTGTCTGGAAGAACAATTTATTTGCGAGCTTTGATGCGAATACACCAGAAACCGCACCACCAGTTCTTTGCGGATCAGCAGTGTATTGAACGTCCGTCTGCTGATTTACTTTCCCAGGATTCCACTGAAGGAAATTCGTAGTGGCAAAAGCCCCTGAAGCAAACAACGAAATCAAAACAACAAAAATCGCACTCTTCATAAACTTTTTCATAATTCTTCCTCCTTTTAAGTGTTCCATTTTCCTGTGTCGAATCCTGCAATATAACTATTGTTGATATCAAATCCAAAATAGGGAACTGATCCAAAATTGATTGTCATGAGAACGCCTTGTGGACGAGGGACAATCAATCCATTTGTTATTAAATCAACAATAATTGAAGAAAACTCTCCTGTGATAATTACATCAAGGGTCATGTTCTGGTTATCGGCAACAGCAATTGTCCCCCCAGGGAACAAATCTTGCCACGCTTGATTTAAACTTAACAGCCGACCGTCCCAATGATTCTCCAAGATTTTCGCTTTCAATAAAACTCTATAGGTGTCGTCGTCCAGGATAGGACTGACTCCTCCTGTTGGCTCAAACACCATCTCTCTTGATTGCCCAATAATCTCTCCCAGAATATCAAGCTGATCTCCAATCGCTCCAGTAAGCGGCGACGAAGTTGAAAGATCAAGATCGAAATCAACAACAAGGCCATCAGCAAGGCTTGAAACATCATCAAGAATAGTCAGCATCTCAGTTAAGAAATCTTTGAAGTTCGTGCTGTTCTGGTACTCGCTTGTAATCAACCCTTGGTAATATGAAATTTCCTGGCTCATAGTTTACACCTGAATGACGGTTATTTGTGAAGGAGAAGTTATACTGCAAGACGTCACTTCGTTATAATCAACAGCTATGTCCGCAGCCGTCAATGGACTTGTTGAAATCCCGTCTACCAAAGCGGTTATAGAGAAGGTTGGCTTTGTCAAATCGGGGATCACAGAAAGCGCCGCTCCATATAAAGCTGAGAGCGTGAGACCTTCTCCAATTTGCAATCCATTGATATAGTCACTCACGGCAGCAATCATCTCATCCTCAACCGCCGTCGTGTAACCAGTCAAAGGATGAACACTGATGCGAACATATATCGGAACGTAAACTGGTCGGTAAAATCTTATTGTTGTGTCAACATCATAGATGGGATCATTTACGGTAACAATCACATCCCCATTCACATAGCAACCAAGGCCTCGATTCAGATAGATTGCATCTGCGATATCGTCATCATCCCCTCCTTCAACAACACAGGTAATTGAATGTTCGGGGAGCCCGTAGGCATCAACAGCATTTGTTGGATTCTCATAGACTTTGTACCTTGTCACACTCGTTACTTCCGCTATTGCTGCAAGAGTTCCGGACAGCATAGTCTGCGAAGGAAGCTCAACAGAAATTGCTTGTCTCTCGCGAAGCTCAGCATCTGTTTCTATTGGATTGCCTTGAGTGGCGGCAGCGCCATTTATCACTGCCGTCCATCCAGAAGTAGGAGTGGAAATTGTGTTTATGTCTCCAGCAAGAGCAGCAATAGAACCTATTGTTTGACAGGTTGCTGTTACTGTTGCCGTACCGCCTGTTCCGATTGTCACTGTACTCGGAAGATCCCAAAGATTCCCATTGACATCTCTTGCAACACCATTTGTAATCACTGTTGAAGCAACACCTGTGATCGTCAATATTGCCGTTGAATACGTTGCCGCTTTTCTGGCAATACCGTTCATTTTAACAATAACATCAAGAGCACTTCCTATAGCGGTAGAAGGACCTCGGCTATTATATGCAAGCTGAACCGCAAGCAAGGTGTCGTACATTTTTAAGGCGAATACCGCCAGTTCCTGATAATCAGAACTATCATTTCCCAAATAGATGTCAGGACCGTAGATTGTTTTCTTTTTATCAATCAAGTCCTGAAGGATATCGTCATATGTCGGCAGGTGCAGGCCGCTACTGTCTACATAAGGAGTAAAGTACGCCATGATGTTCTTCCTTTCACTGACTATTGCTTACTATAATTAATTGACCAAAAGTTGTGTTCACAACGATTTCGCATTCATATTCTCTGTCAATCAGCGTAGAGGTTAAACTTTCAATTCCTTGGACATAAGGGGTGGTCATGATTCTCTCTTGTAATACCCTATCCACTATTTCTTTCTTCGTGCCTATCTGTCCAAGAATTTCTTGCCATAAAGGAAGACCATCAAAAACATCTTCCCACCATTCATTCACAAAGAGAAGAAGTCTTGTTTTGATTATTTGGGCAACAGCGTCAATATCTGTTAAATAATCAGAAACGCCTCTGCCCCAAGCTGGCTCCCCTTCGGCATCAATTCTTCTTACTCTTATCGTGCTCATATTTTTTATCCTGCTTTTGTTCTCGCTGTTGAAATGTCATTCAAATTCAACGGAACCACCGGAGGCCCGGTATTCGGAGATGTCCCTGGAGCATGGATATGCTCATCAAAAACAATCTTAAGTCTTTCGTCAATTAACCTTCTTACATCAAAATCATCCCAATCTCCCGCGAGAGCAACTTCAGCTGATCTTGCTGTCACTTTCCCGTTAGAAACTTCTAAAATAGTTGTTCCGGAATCATTTCTTAATTGTGCTACCCCTATACTATAATTAGCAATTTTCCTTGGCTGGCTCCAAACACCAAGAATTGCATATCCATCACTAAGATCATGTCTCCGAAGATCCATTTGTTTATTCCCTGTCCCCCCAGATTGCCACCATGAATCCATGCAAGAGTCGCCAAAAATCACTAAACATTCATCTCCTGCCGTTACAGGCATCGTTAAAGTAAAGCCCCCTGCTCTCGGCATGAAAATCGGAACATCAAGTAAATCTTTAATTTCTTCATCAGACAAGACACCATCAATATTCACTCTCTCTCTGAGTACAGGTTTAACCCTTACTGTTTGTTTTGTGGAATCAAAACTCACAACAATACCGGGCATAGCAACCCTCAATTTCATCCCAAATTCAGCAAGCATTCTTACCAAAGCTCCTGATTCAGAATTTATCCTTTCTCCAACAGAAATCATCATAATATCACCTTTAATTTGGATACCCTAAAAGGGAAGAAACACTCCCAATTAGATTTATCCCGGTTACTTCCGTATACCAATCCCCACCTCTTGTATCCCCAAGATGTCTAACCTTTATTACTTTATATTCACCATCCTGATCCAATGGAGAAAAAAGAGACTGCCCTTGATATAATTTCTGTTGCCGAATCAAAGTATTATCAAGTTTGACAATCATATAAGGATATTTTACCCCTATCTCTGGTCTCAACAAGGTTTTAAGCCAAACTCCGTTTTCCATTTGTTGTGGCGTCCCAACAAGACCATTTTCCGGAGTGATAACTATTGCTGTTCCTTCATATTCATCATTGAGTTTGCCAACAATCACTTTTCCATTCTGGAACCAAAACTGAGCCGAATTGTCTTTTACGATTTGGAGAATTGTATCTTTTGGTTCTGCAAATACCGTTCTCCCTCTTGGAAATTTCTTTGTGTCAAGAGCAGCAATCTTTTCTTTATCAATACCGAATTGCTTTCTTGAGTTTTTCCCTATTTCTTGTAACAACTGAGTATAGTCATAGCCAGATTCAATAGAAGCAGAAGCGAGATTTGAATTGACAATTCCTAATCCATCAATACAATGCAAAGTCAAAACTTGATCGGTAACATTAACCCGATCAAGAAGTACCTGAAAAATATCTCCATAATAAATATCAGAGGGAGTCCCAGGAGGGGAATTGATATAGCCAGCCTGGACAACTACTTTTGCCCCTTCTTTCGCCATCTTGACTATTTTCTGTTCTAATTCAGAAGAAATATTCCATATTGAAATATCAGAATACCAAGGTATATGATGGATTGCCTTCTCAACAACAAAGGTACATTTCAGTGCCTGATCAAAATCACTGGACGAGACAAGAATTGTATCATCGAGATTAGCATTCGATTGTATAACAATATTCCATTTTCTTCCAAAAGAATTATCCATAATTTCAATTTCGACCTCAATCACATCCCCTATCTACTTCAGTTTTATCCCTTCTTTCCCTGCTTTTGGGGGCAAGTTTAGTAAAGAATATGCTGTTCTACTCCTTACTACCCCCACAAAAATGGCAGCCAGTAACCCTTCCTATCTGCAGTGATGACTGCGCCGTTATGCATGGTATTATAAAGATCACCAAATACCCCCCATTGCATATCTCAGTGCCGCTATGTCGCCCTCGTTTTTTCCTGTCCCAGAGAACTGTGGAAGGGCAAGAATTGCTGCATCAGAAAGACCGTATGTAAGCCCCCCACTTATCTGCAAGGGCTTTTCCATTCTCGATGTTCTCCCAAATATTGCCCCCGATAAAACTGAATACCGCTAACCAGTCTGTCCAACTCATGTCTTTTGAGTACATTTTTAATCCTCCTATGGCGTAAGATATAATTTCCGGTATTGTATGTTTGCCGGCAAAGACTCAATCGCAAAGGTTTCGAGTGAAATCCAATCGGGTTTTACCAGTATTTTTGCCCAGTCTTCCGTTTTATGCGTGATTGATTTAATTCTGCCTGGATAGGGGTCATCCGGCCATTCGTTTATTTTTGTAATCTCTCGCGCCGTATAGATAGTAGATGCAGCATCATCAATAACGCCGCGCTGATTAATTACATCCAGAATGCCAGTTCGTCGGTTCAGGTGAGGCCTGATACTATGCAAGATATCATTGTCCAAAAGCACTATGTCGTGCAAATCCGGATTGTAGGAACCAAAAGGATGGGGCATATCCGTATGCAGCACCTGCGAATTTGCCGACGGATGGTCGGGGGCCTCATACGCGGCGAGAATCGCCCGCGTAGCCCTACCGACCAAAAGATAAATCCAGTGATCTCTACCTGATGCGGAGATATACCGTTGTTGAAGATAACCTATGCGACTGTTATCATTACCGTTGTCGAACCGCCCTCCGGGAAGAGCGTAGGAAGTGGATAAAGATGCTACATAAAACCCCATAAAGACCAACGGCGTTGCACTGCACTTCACCTGGCATTCGAACCCATACTCACCTCCCGGCGGGGACGCCGTGGTTGCATCTGAGTGTGCATCTATTGTCACACTGACGCTGCCCTGAGAGGTCTTGAGCTTTGACTGAGAAACTATGCCCGCCGCAATGGTTTGCGCCCCGTCTGCCACTGAAGTCACCTCTCCCGTATGATTCGGGTGGGTGTAGGTGGTGCCGGAAACCGCTGGATTGAGTAACTCCCAGAGGGTGCCTGCAAGGTTGTAGCTAACTATGCAAATTGCTCCAGCGCCGGGGATGTCGCCCACACTTAATGCAGACCCACCCTTTTTTGTAATCGTATGAGCGGATAACCCGTCAGGGGCAAACGTCGGGGTGGTAGTAGCATTGGCTGCCGTCGCCCGAAAGGCCACCATTATTAAATCAGAGAGGGTTATGTTCGGCGTATAATCAGCAGTAATGGCATCCGCCGTTCCCGCAGCGGCTACGATGGGAATTCCTACAGATCCACTTGCAGGATTAACGAGTTCCCACCTTGTATTTGCAAGATTGTACTCAAGAATGCAGACTGCATACTGTCCTGGAATATCCCCTATATCTAACGGAGAGCCTCCTTTTTTTACTATAGTATGTGTAGTTAGGCTATTTGGTGTAAATGTAGGTGTAGTAGTCCCGTTAGCAGCAGTTGCTATAAAGGCACATATCCGAGTATCTGCAAGAGTAATAGCAGGATCATAGGTAGCCGTTATTGCATCAGCAGTACCACCCGCGGCTACGATGGGAATAGAACCAGAAGGACCTTGAATTCCTTGTTCCCCTTGGATGCCTTGAATTCCTTGTTCCCCTTGGATGCCTTGGATGCCTTGGATGCCTTGGATGCCTTGTTCCCCAGAAAGAGACAAATTCCAAGAAATATATGTTCCCGACCCATTTACAGAAGTGATGTCGGCTATAAGCGTCGTTAAACTATAGGAGACTACAATCCCTTCCATCCAAGCCGACGGAGAACCTGTCGCTGTTGCCCTTACCCTGCTTCCTGCGAGATATGCAAGTCCGGCCTGTGTTTCAAATGTCTGGGAACCAGTTCCAACGGTAACCGAAGAAATTGAAGTTGCCGCATATCCTGGCCCAAGATCCCCTTGTTGGCCTCTTGTCCCCATTCCTCCGGTATCACCTTTAGGCCCAGGAATCAGACCAAGAGTAACCACGGCATGAAGTGTCTCAAGAACAGAATACGGTGTTTGAGCAGAAACCGCCTCAGCAATAGCAACAGCATTGAAAAGAGTTTCATCATAATCAGTATCTTCCCAAATCAAAACAAAATCCGTGCCAAGATTCGTGCTGTCTGGGGAATCCATTGGAACCCCCATGTTGATAAGATATGCGCTTCCAATTCCAAAATGTTTATATTGACCAAGAATATTCAACGCCTTCCCTAAACCGCAAACCAAGGGGACTGAATCAATCAAAATAATTTTCGTTGCCGGATCTGTTATTCTCATAATCCAACAAGCGGTAATCTCAGAATAAGAAAAATCAAATTCCAAATCAAGATTATTTCCATCAACATTCAAAGTACATTGAAAATTTTGATTTGGACTATTATCGACAGGAATGACTTGCATTTATCTCCCCACCCCAGAAAGGACAGTCTGTGCCCTTTCATCCATCGCCTTTTGGCGGGCGGCTGATGCCGGATTTGCTGTTGTATTTCCTTTATTCGTTTTTTGAATAGTCTGTGGCCGAGAAGATACCTTGACCGTTGCTACTGTTGCCATAATAATTTGTTTCATTGTAACTGTTGCCCGAAGACTTGCGGGAGTCTTATAGTCATTAGGAATATGTATATTTTCAATAAGCATGTTCTTATAGATACCAAACCTTGTTGTTACTTGCAACGGTTCTCGCAAATCTTGCAAAGTCTTTAAAATATTATAGGCCCCCATTGACTTTGTTGGTCCGTCATATGTGATCTTTGTTCCAACATAATTCCTTGTCAAGGAACCGCCTGTCAAAATTGCATTTATTGCCCCAGGCAATGTTTGGAGAAGCTGAAATTTACTTTTTGAAGATTTATATTGCCTGTTTGCATCGAGGAACTGCCCTGGGATAATTTGATCCATTGTATCTGATACAAGAATCTCAAGCGTAAGACAGGCCGGCAGAGAATAAGCATGGTCACTAACATTCGCCCCGTTTTGAACCGGATGTTCAGTTATCCGAATTCCTAATTCATGGTCTTCTCTCAGAAAGGCATCGAAATAAAAACCAATAAAAGAATTCGGGTTATCTTTATCAAGTTGCATCGCAATATTTGATTTTACAAGAATCAATTGCGATTCATCGGAAGGCAAGTTTTTCCATTGTGGTGGACGATAAGGATTCTTTTCCTGGCCTTCAACACCAACAGGTTTTTTTGTCAGATACCTATAGACCGCCCAACCAGCCCTACCTGCAGCATAAAATAAAGATAATTGATTTAGTTTAGTTGTCATGGGCTTAAACCTTGAACAAACTTTTGAAGTCGAAGCGTTTTTGCATTGGTGTCTTTATATATTTGCTCAATCCTCCTTTCAACCTCATTTGCCGCTTCTTGAGGATCGGTACTGCGAATATCAAAATTTATCGAACCAATATTGGTCGAATTATTTCCTCCAACAGAAAGGCCGCTTTTTATTCCAAAAGGAACTCCCGCAAGCATCCCTCTTTTAATTCCCAAAGCATAATTCGCGGATGATTCTTCACCAAAATAGCTCTGTCCTCCAGGCATATTGCCAAGTCTTGCCGCGTAGACATCAGCATTTGGAATATCTGTTACTTTATGACGAATGAGATAATCAGAAAAATAATTCGCAAATTGTTCTGCCGAACCAAAGCTTTTGAATCCTGTACCTTCTCCCGCATTTGTCATTCCACCAAAATTAAATTGCTTAGTCTTATAGTCTTTAAATCCTCCAGTCTCATGCCACCACTGCCCCCATATAACTTCTGCTGGGATATTTGTTCTTTTAGAAACAATCTGGGCTGCCTCCCAAGCCCCTTTATCTGAATATGACTTTGGTTCTCCTGTTCCCCATAATTCCTCTGGTTTATTTGGAGCCATATCTTTTACAGAATTAGCGGCACCCTTAGCATAATCAAGAATTTCGCCCAAAGTTCTTGATCTTCCGCCATCAGCACCAATACCCTTTTGATAATTAACCCTTTCCCCTTCATTCTTTTGATATTCCGAAAGATATTTCGTTGCGTTCTTTGGGTCTTCTACCATTAAAGCTAAAGTTTCATACCAAGTCCTTCCACTCATCGATTTTTTGGGTTGGAAGGTCATTTTTTCAATCAATCCATCAATTAAAGCCATACAATAGACAATGGCTCGAACAATCGAATTTACAATATCAAGAAACATCTGCCAAACAGGCGCAAGGGTAGGAGATGATTTCCTCCCATCCATATATCCATAAAAATCATTCAGCAAAAGAGTCGCAAGGGTCAAAACAGCAATCGCCCTCATAAAAGGACCGCCCAGAAATACAACGGCAATCATTGCGGCAAAAGCGGCAAAAGTCTTCTGCCCCTTGCTCATCGTATTCCACAACGCTGAAAGGGAATCAGAAACATCTGTAATAAATCTCCAGATATCTTTTCCTAAATCAACAACAATTTTCAGAAACTTTGCAACTTTTTCACTCCATTCTGGGATATGGGCTTGGATATAATCATTAAAATCTTCTAATCTCGTTTTCATCTTTTTGGTATCATCGTCAAAAAGACCAAACAATTTCTCCATTATTTGTTGCATAAAATAATTTGCTTTTACCTTCATTCTTGTAATTAATTGAAATTGAATTTCTCTCGCCCGTTCTGCATATTCCTTGAAATCTCCTCCGGGAGCCATCTTTCCCATATCTGAAAGAAGCTCAAAATACTGGCGGCGCAGTTCCGGGATCCAAGCAATATCCTCAAGAGATTCTCCCATTGCATCAGTAGCAATCTTCATTTTCTTAGCAGCTTCGACACCCATATACATATGAAGGGCATATTTCTGATAAGAAAGATCCGCCGCTGCAACTTTATCTATCATTGCGACAGTCGCACCGGCAATAGAAAGAAGGGTTGATGTTATTGCAGCACCAGCCTTAACATAATTGCTGGCCATGCCGATTGTGTGACCAAGAACCTTCCCGGATAAATTGTCGAGAACAGATTTCATCTTATCGAACTGAGTTTGATTGACTTCGAACCCCAATCCAATAAGATATGATTTTATAACATCCGCTTCGCTCATTTATTCTTTCCTCAATTGCTCAAACCTGCGATCATTTTCCATCTTCACGCTTTGCATTTCATGCCAATCAAAAAGATCATCCAGGGTATAGGTGCCGTCCCAAACTTCGTGCTGTCTCCAGGCTCCAACGATCACAGGGGCGTAAGCGTATTCATTTATGTTGGCGCATTGACACCAAGAAATTCCTCGGTCACTTTCTTGTAGTCCTTCAATGCGCTTTCGTCGAAAAAACCTGAAATGTTGTAAGCGACCTGCATGGTGGTGAGCATAAAGACCAGGCCTTGATCTTCAGAGACACCTTCAACACCAAAGCGCGCCCCGTCGGGCAGCATAACAGGAATGGCAACTTCCATGCCATCGACATTTTTTAACTCGAAGCAGCTTTGCAGGCAGGCAACTTGAATTGATTTGAAATCCTCATCGCTTAATGACGCGAGGAACTGTTGCGGCTCGTTTGATTTGCTGGCAATGAATTTACGGAAAATGTTCGATCCCGTAAGAGCATCAAATTTCTTGAGCCTCCATCTTTTTCCTGAAAACTCAAGGTCTTTGCTTGTTTCTCTTTTGATCGCTTCAGACATTTTCATCCCTCCTTTAAAAAGATGCTGTCTGTTAAATTGTTATAGAGCGATTAAGCAGATGCAGACTGAATATCTGCCGCCATTATTTCCCATGTTACCTGCTGGCCGTGAGCCTGATACGATTTGTCGGGAATCTTCTTGAAGCTCATCCCCGTGGCAATGTGGCTGGTTCCGTCACTTACATTTCTGAGGGTCGCACCCATCTTCGCCCACTCTGAACTATCGCTGACTTTAAGAGTATTATAAGCAAAGAGTAACCATTTATGGATGTTGCTCGTTTGCTGACACTTGATTGTTATCAGACCATTGTCACCAAGGACTTTTGATACCATTACCGTTCCGTCGGCAGCGATATCATGAACAGTCTTGTCGGTTGCCATTGCAATGACAATCTCGCCAACACCTTCTCCGGTGAAAGTGTAAGCGCCAAGACTTGGGTGCGCTACTGCTCCGGCCAAATCCTCAAAGCTGTATGTCGTTGATAATCCCATCTTTCTACCTCCTTCTGTTCCAAACTAAGCTGCCTTCATTTGAAGAACGTTCTTTTCTTGTTGCCTTCTCT